GTTTCAAACTCAGATAATCCTAAATTGTAAATTGCAAAACAAGGTTCATCAAATCCTAATTCTTTTAAAGCTAATGCTTCTTCATATGGTACAAATTCATATGCTGTTGGTATTTTACTCATTTAATTTAATTTTAATTAATTTTAATAGTTCATTATTATTTACTTTATAATAATCTTTACAGTATAAAACTTTGATTACTATATTATTTGTTTTATTTGAATAACACTTAATCATATTTAAAGTTTTAATAGTAATATTATTAGTTATTTCAAATGAATATTGTAAAATATCTACTTTAATATAAACTCTAAACCCATATGATTTAAACATTATTATTTCTTCCTTATTGAAGTTCGTTAATTCTAACATTAATCATTTCTTTAGTGTAATTTAAACCTTTATCTTCAATATAATCTGAAATATCTTTATATTCATCTAAAAAGATATAATCTATATTATATTGCTCTTTTAGTTTTAAAGCATACATAATACCTGCTTCATCATTATCATATAAACTAATAATTTTATCATATTTTGAGTTAAAATAATCAAAAACTTCTTGTTTTAATACAACATTTTCAGATGCTAAACTAATAGCTTCATAACCTAATTTATTTAAAACTAACACATCTTTACGACTTTTAGTTAAAATTAGTAAATTAGAGTTATATTTCAAGTATTTAATACCCTGTATAACGTCATTAGAGGCGTTATTAAGCCACTTTGAGTTACTTTTGGGCATATATACCTTCCAACCTATAAAATTCAATTCTAGGTCATATTCTCGCCAAGCATATATTGGGTTATTTTTACTCCATTCATATTTAAAAGTGCCTTTTCCAGTTGTTAAATAAACATATTTACAACTATATATTTGATTTTCACTTAATTGATGTAGAGTAATATAATACTTATTCCAATAATTATAGTCATGTATGTTAAAAGGTTGAGGTACTATTTCAATTATTGTCTTAGGTTTAATTATAAATTTCTCTTCAAATTTTAAGTTTTTTTCATTATTAAGAATAACATTAGATTTATGTATATTAAAATCATTAGCTATTATCTTCAAGCATTCCCTGAATGTTATATTATATTTAGCTTTAATATAGTCTATTATAGTATAAACTATACCTTTATCACCAAAATCTTTGTACAATAATTTATTATTACTATAAAATATTCTACAACCAGGGTTTTTATCATTATATAATTCTGAACAAAAAGGTTTATTTATTTCTTCAAAATTCCTACAATAATATCGCCATAATTCTAATTCACTAACTTTACTATATATTTCATCTAATGTTATTTCTTTATATGCATCTTTTAAACTAAACATAGTTTAATATAAATAATAAAGGGTATCACTTACCGTATGTACTGAAAGTTAATTCTGTAATATCATATTCATCTTGTATTCTCAAGACTCTTTATTATTTAATTATTGTTTTTTATTAGAATACTGAAGGAGTTGCTTCTACTGGACGAAATAATTCAATATCCAAAGATTCATTAAATCTTAAACCAGTAGCACTTCTTGGTACATTCATTGATTCAACTCTGTCTAAAGTTGAATAAACAGGACCATTTTCTTTAGTTTGAACACCTTTAAATTTACCACGGAATGGTTTACCTACTAAAAGTTCAGAAACTTTATTTGATAACATTTGGTATTGTTCTTTAATACTTTCAATATTATTAGGAACCAATTCAATTGATTCAGCTTCATCACGACTAATATTGTGAGTAGCTACAATTAAATCTAAGATATTTTTTGAAGTCATATTCCATGCAGCCATAGTTTTACCTTCGCTTGGAGTAGTACTCAAATACATTTTATTAGATTTACCAACTTCACCATTTTGCCCTTTAGTTTCTAAAAGAATATAAGGAGTTTGTTTGATTTGGGATTTTCCTAATACTACAGCAGTAACTACGATATTATCATGAACACCTGGTTTTTGATACTCAGGATATTTAGATGTGTTTTGACTTTCTTCTTGTTTTAAATTAAACATATTTCTTTTTTATTTTAAGTTATTTATTATTTATTTTTTTAATAAATTATTTATAAATCTCATTCCAATAAGTAACTAATTGACCATCAATTTCTTCAGCTAATAATACTTCTTTATTTTTTAAATGTGTTGGTCGAGCCATTTTTACATTATAATTTTCATTATAAAATCGACTATATCTTTATAAATTTATATTCTTTATATCTATTATTTATAATATATGAAGTTCCAGGAATATTTAAATCTCTACATGCTTCTGAGATACTATTATATATTTTATTATTGTTTAAGCATTTTATCTTTTTTGAACATTTTTTATTAGCATTACTAGTATTAAATAATTTAATATAAGGAGTTAATTTATCATATTTAATATATTTAAATCTATAATTTCTATAAGATTTAGATTTATTTAAACAAACTCTGCTTATTTTAGTATTACTATTAATATTATTAAATAATATTCTTGAACATTCTGATACACTATCATATTCATTGATATAATTACCTTTTATATCATAAACATAAACTTTTTTTGAATTTCTAATTTTATTATTTTTTATTAGTTTTTCATTATAAAAATTTCTTAATGTATCTATTGTTTTATTTATAGATAATGTTGCATTTAAATAATTTATAAAATATTGTTCTCTTTCATCTAAATTTTCAGTTTTTTCTAAAATACAATAATAAAATTTTAAATTTTTATTATATATGTTATTAAAATGTTTATTATGATGTGTTTTTGCTCGTAAAGCTGTTCTATGTTTTCTAAGTCTATTAAAAATATTAATAGAACTTCCAATATATATTCTTGGTTTGTCTTCTGTTATTAGTAAATAAATACCAGATATTGAAATAGTACTTGGTAGCACATTTTCAAAAGAAAATATTTCTATATCTCCCTTTTCGGATATTAAATTTAATATCCTACGTGATAATTCACTAGTCTGTGAACTTTTATCATATGATTTTACTAAATCACTTAGATACTTAGATGCTGATTGTCCATTATTTATATTATTATTCATAATACAAAAATACAAAATATTTTTAAACTTTCATAATCTATTTTCATGATTATTGTAGTTATTTTGTCTTTAGGATGTTCCAGCAGTTAAAGAGATTATGTGGCACTTTAACACACCACAAGTAATATCATCAGTAGCTTTGAAATTTAAATAAGTTTGATTACCTCTTCTATGCATATAACCTATAGCATCTGCTTGGCTACATAACAAAGTTTTCAATTTGCCTACTAAATTAATATTAGCAGCTTCTACAAGTAATCCCTTGTCGTCAATTTGTTTCTCTTTAATGTGCCCACATAAAATAATATGTGGAGCTAATGTATCAATGTAGTCGAGTACTTGGAAGAAAGCTTCCCTTAAATACATATAGCCTGCACCATTTGCTAATTTTAAAACGTTGTCACCATCAAAATTTTTACCCATACTTGTTTGTTTATATAATTGAACTGCTAATGGTCCAACCATATCTTCTAATACAGTCACTGTATCAAGTGTAACATACGTATAAGGATAACCAGCTTCTTTAATCTGTTTTCCAACTTCTTTAATTCCTGCTAAATCTTTAATTTTAATTTTGATAGCATCAACATAATTAGAACCTTCTTCTAAATCTAAAATTAAGTTATTTTCTAAACCTGCTAATGCTGTTGTTTTACCAACTTTAGGTTTACCATAAATAACAAGTCTTTTAGGATTTATGCTTTCTGCTTTTGTTTTAGTGCTTGGTAATTTGATTGTTTCTGTCATTTGTTATTTTAAGTTGTAGTCAACCCATTCTTTATTAATCAAATGGGATTCTGGTAATTCTTTAAAACTACCCATTTTAGGTAAAAATAACAAGCCGATTGCTATATTATCTCTACTTAATCTGTTTTTAATGATTTTAAGAAGTCTAAAATCTCCTTTTAGATTATAAGAAGCTCCAGGAACATTAATGTTATAATTTAAACATGTTTCCATATCCATTTTATGAGCATTCATTAAACCTAAAGCTATATCACAATCCTGATAAGGATTTGTAGAATCTCTAAAATCACTTTGTTGTGGACTAATATCCACACCTTTAAATTTTTGTCTGTCAACACTACTCACTAGTGTTTCTTAACTGCAATTTCATATAAAATTATAACTTTTCCTCATTTTCTATTATCATAAATAATAAATTATTTATATAATTAACTATGTCACCAAATTTAAAAACACATCCAACAATTAAGTTTTAATTTATTTTTGGTTATTAGTATAGTTACTAAGTTATAATTCTAATTTTTATATTTGCAGATGGGACTATACTATCAACCTAAATAATTTTCCACATTTCTTTTTCCCAATCTAAAAAAGCATGATATAAATCCTTATCAGTAATTTTATCTGAATTTCTTAATTCAGTGTGTTTACTCATAATTTTCATAATTTCTATTCTAAGATTCTGCGGAATTTTAGGTTGCTCATTGGTAGTCTCTACAGGCTTATTAATTAATTTAATTTTATTAGTTAAAGTAATACAATCTAAAAATACTTTGTTATTATATTCTCTTAAATTATTAACTTTATCTTTTAAATCTGTAAAAGCTTCTTTATCTCTAGTAGCTAATCCAAACTCTATATCACATTGTTCAAGAGCATCTATAATTATTTCTATTTCATATTTTTTTAATTTCATAATATTTATTTATTTTAATTAATCTATCCCTCGGTATTGTCTTTAATTTTAAAACCGTCTACAATATTATGAAATATTGATAATCTTTGGTTTTTACCATAAAGTTTACCTCCTTTTATTGTTGTAATTTTTATTGGTATAATACCAAATAACATATAATACACATCTGTACCATATTTTAATCTAAATTTTCCTAAATTGTAAATATACATAATTTTAATTTTTAAAGAGTTTCACCGATATTCTGAGTTATTCGATAGTCGTTACCAACTAAAGGGGCTGAGTATTAACCCTTGGTTAAATTGTTGTAATACTATAAAACTCATTTTAAATAAGTTTCTGCATACAACAATAAATTCTGAAAGTTTATCAAGATTTTGTTTTAAAGTAAACCCTCTTTCTATTCTTGCAAGAGCCATATGGTCAATTGCTACTAGATTGTATTCTTTAGGGTCATTTAAATTAAATCTAACAATTCTTTTTTGTTTAGTATTATTTTCATCAATATAATCTTCATAATCAAACGAACCTCTTTTTTCCATAAATTCCCACCAATGTTTATAACATCCTGTAGGATTTTGAGGTTCAAATATCCAATTAATCTTGTTAAATATTCTTTCCAATTCAGGGGCTTCATCAAAAACTAATTGTTGTTCGTCTTCAGTAAGTCTATTTTTACCAAAACCTTTAATTTTTTCAGGTGGTATAATTATTCCATATTTCTTATATATTAGAACAGACAGCCAATTAGTTTTTTTAGTGATTTCGTCAATTTCCCATGAATAATAGGTAATATTAATATTAATGCCTTTATTTTCAGCATCTTCTATAGCATTTAGTATTTTAAAGTCTAAAAATGTTGTTTTAGAGGCTCCTGATAAGCCACCAATTAACATATAACAGGCTCTTTGAACACCAAATATATAATTATTAATTCTATCTAATCCATTGTCTAAACCTTCGTAATCACCTTTTAAGCCACTTAATACTCTTTCATTGATGTTAGATTGCTTCAAGATTTGTAAAGTCGTTTGTTTGAGTTGTTATTTCTTTATTTTTTAGATTGTTAATTTCTTCTAAATATTGTTTATAATTTTTTTGATTTAACCAAGTAGGTAAATTCTGCATATAAAATTCACTATTAGACCTAATCATTTCATTATGATATAATTTAGCAGCTTTACACAATATATCGTGTGTTGTTTCCATAAGCAACTTGTCATAGAAATCCTTACTCCTTTTCAAGTCGGAATGTAGTCTTCTAGTTCTAAAACCAGATTTTACAACGGACGGATAAAACTTTCTGAATTCCTCGAAATTACTGTCTGACATAAGGCTTTTCGTTTCCTCCATAGGAGTTTCCATTTTCTGCAATATTTCAGCACCTTTTTCAGTAAGAGATAATAACTCCCAATATATTTTGTTTAAGTCACCATTAATCACTTTTAAATAATCATCATCTATTAGTTTTTTAAATATTTCAGTATTTATCTTTTTACATTGGTTTGTGTAAGATTGTAATAATTGCTTGTTGTTTTTTGATAAACAATATAATATTAAAAAAGCTTCTAAACCTAATTTACTATCAATTATTTTATCAAATGCTTGTTTTAGATTATTCATTTATTATTTTTATAGTACTATTCTTGCTTCTAATACAATAGGTTCAATATAATCAATGTATAATTTTAATGCTAATTTTTTAATTTCTCTAATTCCTTTTAATTTAATACAATCATTATCACCACGTTTATAATTACTAGCCAATATTTTTTTATGCTTTTTACAAGCTGTTTTAGTTCTGATAAAATTATTACGATTTAAAAATAAATAATCATTATAAACATCAGCATATTCTCCTTTAGGAATATAATAATAATTATCAATTAAATTATCAGTTCTTATAGAATCGAATTTTTTATTATTAGTTGTTTTAACATTTTGATAATAAATATGTTTATTAAAATTATCTATTTCAAAATAATCACACTTTGAAGCATTTAAATCATATTCACTTTTTAAAGCAAATATAAAATGATTAGCATTATCATTATTTAATGTTATTTGATATTTAGATAATTTAATTATTGGAAATAAACTTTTTATAGTAGCTTCTGTATTTTCAGTTACTATTAATTTTTTTTCATTATTAGTAATAGGAAGATTATTTTTTTTATTATCTCTAACAGTATGTACAAAATTTCCATTATCCCAATCATTATTCATAAAATTTTCATAATCTTCATGCATATTACGTCTATAAGCCGTACTACTCCCACCAAAATCTCTAACCATTCTACAATAACCATTATTAGAATGAAAATAGCCATTTTTTTCTATAAAATTACCCAACATTTCTAAATCTTTGTGAGGATGTAAAATACAAATTTTATCTGTACCAATAATACTGTCTGTTAAAATAGTAAATAATTTTTTATTATTTTCTAAAAGACCTAATAAATCAGGCATAATATACCTACTAAAAGCGTAAGTATCTGATAAATGAGGATTTAATTGCATATAGCTATGCAAACATCTAAAAATACCATTATGAACCATACATGGTTTATTAGTGGTATAATCAGTTCTTATAGTTTCTTCAGCAACATCACTAATAATAAAAGGGTGACAATTAGTGTTAGTAACATTACCTGAAGTTCCAATTCTATGATGAATGACTAATTCATCATCAATTGTTAAATTAGCATCTATAATTGCTTGTTTTAAAAGAGATACTGCAAAATATCCCTTTTTAACAACAATTTCATTAGTACCATTTCTTTTATACATAAACCCTGAACCATCTGAATTACAATTCATACCTGATTCAATAAAGTCCATTACCTCTTGTGAGGATTTTTCTGTTCCTTTAGGACAACTTGAAATTAAACACATATTTAATATTTTTTATAAATTTTTATAAGAAGGATTTTCTAACAATTCATTTTCTAAATAATCTTTTTCTTCAATTCTTTGTAAATCTCTTGAACTAGTTTCAAGACTTGTTCTAAATTTTTCAACTCTACTATCAAAATGTTCAATAATAGATTTAGAATTATCTCTATAAACTTCTTCCAAAATAGATTTTACAGAAGTATTCGGCCAATTTTTGTACAACCAAACTTTATGATTTTCAACAACATCTACAAGAGACATACAAATTAATAACCAATTTTTAATTTTGGTATAACTTGTTGTAGCTTGTAATGGTCTAAATTCAATAGTATAACTTTCATCACCTCTAGTATTAAATACTGAAGGTATAAAATTAACCCAACAATACCTGGCTGTAGAATGGTCGTAACCACATTTATTACCTTTAGGATGTTCGGTTTTTTTATTTACTTTAGCTCCTGTTGAATTATTAATAGCTGATAAATAATTTATAATTTGATTATAATATTTATCAATATAAAATTCTCTATTACTATTAATTAATCTGACATCTATTCCTAAATCATCTAATCTTCTACAATATTCATTATTTCTTCTTGATTTAGGAAGCATTAAAAATATTTCATCTTGTATTTTTAAGTATAAACAATACATTAAAATAATATTTTCTTTTGAAAAATTAATATTACCTAAATGTACGTGAACCAATTTGTTATCTTATAAGCTTTTTATCCTATAATTCTATAAGTATTGTTAATTCCTTATAGTTCAGCATATATTTTCTCCCACCAGACTGGTTAGGGAGTGAGCACTCTTGGTTAGATTATATTCTTATTTCTAAGGTTCACTAACTATGCGTTACACTGTTCAATAGTGTTATCTATTGAATTAGCACGGTATTCAAAATATTTATCAAATTTTATTTTTTTTCTTTTTAGAAATATTGTTGAATCTTTATAAAACCAATCATATATTTCTTTAATTTTATTTGTTCTATTTCTATTATAATTAAATCTCATATTATAATAATCACATGTTTTACCAATGTGTTTATAATATACAGGTTTAATATCAAATAAATTTTTAAACATGTTTCCTATTTGTTCAGCAAAATCTTTACTGTTAAATATAAAACTAAAATTAAAAAATATTGTATTCTTAGTTTTATAAAAAGAAACACTTCCATCTCCATCAAAAAAACCTCTAATAAAATCTTTATGAAATTTTTCGGGTATTTTAGAAAAATTAAATTTAAAATCTTTATTTAAAGTTTTTTTAGGTATTATATTATATATATTTATTAAATCTTCACATAAAATAAAAGAAGTTATTCTTAAAGACACTTGTTCTTTTCTGAATTTAGCTCCTTTTTGTATGTTTTTTCTATATAATATGGATTCTGGACTTATTTCATTTTTTATTTGTTCAATAATTTCTAAATCGTCAATACTATTATTAAAACCTAGTCTATTTGTTATACAATTACCTCTGATTGTTCTATCTATAGTTCCATCAGCAATTATAAATCCTAATATATAGGCTTTCTTTTCAGTATCTATAATTTTAAAATAATCATCATTATGATTATATTTTAAATTACTTCTTTTTTTGATAAATATGTTTTCATGTTTCATACTATTAATATAGTGAATATTCTCCACATATCCTAATATTTTAACATAAAATAACACTTTGTTCACCGTTTTTACTCATTTTTTCATATAAGTTACCTTATAAGGTGGCATTCTTTTCACCACACTGATAATTTAATAAACATCTTTTAGTTAATTCATAACAGAGACTATTTAATTGTTTTAAACCTTCATCTCCTTGTAATACAGCAGAAACATATTCTAAACCATAAGTTGAACTATCATCTTTATGTTTTAATGAACCATCATAAACACTACTATAAAATAGTTTATTCTTTAAGTATAAAGGTAATCTTCCAGAATGAGTTTCAATTTCAACACCGAAAGTATATTTTTTACCAAAAGTTTTAATATAAGTTAAAGGTTTGTTTTCTTTTTTAATATTTTTAAAAAAATCATCAAAACTGCACTTAGATTTTAAACCTACTATTTTATTATGTAATTCAAAATTATTTTCTTTATTTCTCTTTTGAAAAAATCCTTCAACTATATTTTCAATATAATATTTTTTAAATATTTCATTATCTAAAAGTTCTAATGTTATATATCCTACATCATAAACGTAAGGTAAATACGGGTAATCTTTTCTTTCTGTATAAACATATCCCTCAAAAATACCTTTTTCATTTATTTTATCGAATATTTTAGTTGTTTTACTGTTATAAATATGTAAATAATTAGAAGAATCTAAATAATCTTCAACAATATTAGGGTCTGTTTTTAAAAAATGACCCAGCCATCTAACAACAACTGTTTCTGAAAATTTTTTCATTTCAATAACACCATTAGGCATTGTTGTTTGAACTAAATCATCATTTTTAATTTTTGTTTCTTCTTTTGTATAATATTTAGAAGAGTTATTAGGTATCCTTTCAGATATCCTTCTAATAACATTATCCATATCTTCACGAGTAGCATCTGTTGTTAATGACTCAAAAGGCCAAGAAAAACTGTCAAGAATACTACTTGAATTAATATTAGTCGGCATTTATAACCTCACTTTCTTCTAACATTTCTTCTCTCATTATAGCACTTTGGCTTTCATTTATTAATTTTTTTATTGTATTCAATGTGTCCATGTATATATTTATATTACTAGGTACAATTCTTATATCATTAATTAATTTATTAATAGATTCAAGATTAGTAAACAATAAACCTAAAGTATCATCATTATCAGTAACAAAATCTTCAAAAGGTATTTTTTCTGTTATAGGTTCATCAGTAGTATTATCATTATTATTAAGACCATGAAAAGTTTGTAATTCTTCATTTGTTAATTTAACACAATACTCATTAGAACAATATATTTTAACAACATTAGGGTCTTCTGGTAAACATAAACTTAGAACAATATTACCATTTCTTTCAGTAACAACTTCAGAAACAATGAATATATCATTTTTTTTACCCATTAAAGTATCATCCTTAGTATTAGTAATATTACAATTTAATT